CTGAATATAGTCTACCATTATAAGAGAATTTTGTGCTAATCCCTTAGCAAGTTTTGCTATAAGTTCGTTACGAAATACTGACGTGGTGAGATATTCGAGCTCTTCTCTATATGCATTCCCACCAGGGCTAGGAGAGGGTATATTTTTATGTATAAGTTTTATAATTTGTATAGAAGCGTTACTCACATAATTATCCTGTCTTAAATCATAACTATTTTTTTCATAAATTATCGGGCCTATCTTACCTATAATATTCCATTGATCTAAGTTCTCTTCTGGTAATGTACCAGTAAATCCAAATCTATATGGTGTTTTAATTTTTTTGAGTATATCGTTTACTTTATTGCCTTTACGGATCTTATGAACTTCATCGACAATTAAAAGATCGATATCTTCAAGCCAATCCAGATTACTATTCTTACTCTGTAAGATGCCAAGATTTGAAATAATAACGTTTGATGTTAGATCTAAATCATCGTCACCTGTCCATTTTGATACGCTGAATGGTACGCCATAATCAATAAAATCTTGATATGTCTGTGATGCTAGACCACGGTCCGGTACAATGAATAAGCATTTAAAATTTTGCTTATTATAAGGTGACATATATAGTTGATATATCTTAGATATTAGAGAAGCTGAGGTAAGTGTCTTGCCACCTGCTGTAGCAAGAATAATAGTGCCGCGGCCGGTAAATAAACAACGCTTTACAATTTCCTCCTGATAATCTCTAAGGTTTAATTTAAGCGGATAAATTTCATTTTTAAAATCTAATTGTTGATGCCATCCATGTCTTGCCGGTACTATTTGATCAAAGACACCTTTACAGAATTCAACCTCTCCAACATACTGTTGACTAGTAATGAATTTTTTAATTTCTGAAAAAAGACAGGGTTCAAATCTACCTGTCGGTGTAATAGCATAAGTCCTAGCAGGCATAAACCTACCACGGCGGCGCATAAAGTGCGCAGCTTCGTTTTTAACGGAAAAATGCTCACGAATTTCGTCGAATAAATCGCCCGAAATAATACCTAATCTTTTTTTCTCGTCGTAATCAATTTTTATCATGTGGTTTCAAGCTGCATTATCTTTATGATATTTGATATATCATATGAGCAGCTGCTTAATGTTTTTTCTGAACGCTCGAGTAATTCTACTAATAGCTCTGTTTCTTGTATCTGTCTGTTAATATCTTGAATTCTACTATGTTTTTCTGCTGTTGCAGAGACAACAGGCTGGGTTAGTTTAACAGCGCTTGTATGATCGATCTCTGACATTATGTCAGATTTAATTTTTTCTTTCTGCTTTTTAAGTTGATTAATTTGTGACTTCAAACGAATCATTCTGCCTGTCCATTTATGCTTAATAGCGGGTAGGCGAAGTTGATAATCCTTAAGATTTAATTCATTTATCTTAAGATCTTCTTCCAATTCTTTAATATATTCTTCAAGCATTAACCTTAAATATAATATAAGGCATTAGAAAATCAATGAGTAACTTTAATAAGCTTGTTAATAAAATGTTGGAAGAGATGGCCACTAATGCAGCTGCATCGGCTTCTACGTTCGGTGATGCTGCTGCAGCAGCTGCTGCGAACCCTGCTATGCAAGGTGACTCGATTTATAATCAAAATAACGCGTTACCTGTTGCGCCTGCTGATTTGACGCTCGGTAAACGAAGAAAAGGAAAGAAAGTAAAGACTCCTATTCAACGTCGAAAATTTTCAAGGATGTAATAACTACTTACATGGATAACGGTCATTGGATTTTAGACGATGGAGTCGTTATTGATGAACATATATTCGGATTTATATACGAAATTATGAATACAATTAATAGCAAAAAATATATTGGTAAGAAGCAATGTATAAGCAGGATAAAGCGTCGTCCTCTAAAAGGTAAGACCCGTAATAGAATCGATCATAAAGAGTCAGATTGGAAGTCTTATACGAGTTCGTCAAACGAACTTAATGCGGATATTATAACGTACGGTAAAGATAAATTTGTTTTTAAGATCTTAAGAGTTTGTGATTCAAAATGGGCTCTTGCGTACTATGAAATAAAAGAACAGTTAGATCGCAATGTTTTAATCCGGGATGATTACTATAATGGTATTATTAATGTAAGGATCGGGCGTCCTCCAAAGCAGGAGCTTGCAAAGCTAAAAAATTCTGTTATACTGTAGTAGTGATTGAAAGCTGCACCTTTGAACAGTTTAATTTAAAATTTATTGATTTTGAATCTATATTCAAAACAATAGAGGTAGAGCTTATTAATGATCTAGTAAAGTATCAGCTCATACCGGCTAAAAAAATTACAAGAGATATTAAAAAACTTTTGTATCATCATATTTTTTACGGTATTAGTGAATATCTATTGACAAATAAATCAAAAGAACGAATTATAATTCTCAAAGCCTTACATACTAATCTATCAAATAGCCTCATTATACAGCATTTTAATAAAGAAGATATTATAAAGCATATAGAACAGGCCGTATTACAAGCTGGTAAACTTTTACCTATAAACATATATGGATATAATAATATTGCCTTTAGCGATTTAAAGAATTCCTATAAAAATCGCAATGGTGATGTCGTTGAGCTTATTGAGCGTATACGATCTTATGCATGGTCTAAGGACTTTATGCGTACGCATTATACTTTTGCAAAAGTTAAAAATTTCGCAAAACGTAATCAGCTTACTTTTCTTAACGAGAAATACTTTAATCAACTCAAAACAAAGCAACTTCTCTTCGTATAAGTATTAAATACTTACGATGAAATTTATTGACAGACTCAATGAACAATGGTCTTTGATTAGTGAAGCAGACGTTGCTCCGGATGCAGACTCTACAGCAGATGCAGCAGCTCCTGATCCTAACGCGACGCCTGAACCAGCTGCTGGAGAACCTGCGCAGGTAGCTCCTGAAGGATATGTTGGTCTCGTTAAGTTACTAGCAAAAGCAACAGCCATGAATTTTCCTGCTGGTGCTCTTGATGAGATTTTTAGAACAGATATCACCGCTGAAAACGCTTTTCCAATGCAGACTGCTCTCGAAGCTGCTATCAAGCAGAACGAAATGTACAGTGATAATCCTGAAAGATTACAAAATTTAAATTATAATAAATTTGCCAATAGTATTAACGCTAGCAATTTCATAAACAAATATAAACAGCTTCTTGCAGCTATGAAGAAGCAAGATCCATATATAAAAGATGAGTTATAAGAGCTTAAAAGATATCTATGCTGAAAAATGCATTGGTGCACCTGTTGGATTAATTCCTAGACAAGCTGTTGCTTTGTCTAAATTCATCACTGAAGGCGGTGCAGCTGGTCATATGGATCACCCATTTGATTTACCGCAGGTTAAGACCGGTAAGGATTTAATTAATGTTTTTGATAAAGTAATTCAATCAATACAGCAAAATCCACCGTCAGTAAAAATTGATGGTGTAAATGCATCCATTAAGCTTGTTACAAATCCTGACGGTAGTATAGAGTTTGGACTTGATCGCGGTTCAAATAAACCTCTCGACGTTAAGGGTGTAACGAAAGCTGATTTGAGTAGTAGATTTGCCGAAGGACATGGAATGATTAATGTTGGCAGTGAAGTGTTAGATATTTTTAATAAAGCATTACCCACTATAAAAGACGACTTGGCTAAGCTTGGGTTTTTTAAGAAGCCCTTACTTTTTAACATGGAGTATGTAAAAGGCGGTACGAATGTTATTGGATACGCAGATAATTTTTTAGCTATTCACGGTATTAATGAAATATATGAAGTTAAGAGTCCTGTGAGAGGTTCCGTATCGCGCGCAACAAAAGAAATTTCTTACAATCCTGATGTCTTACAAGATCTTATCGATAAGGTCAATAAAATTGCAAAGGGATATGGATTTAAAATCCTTGGTTCTGTTCCAGCGAAGTTAAAAACAAAAGTCGACTTATCATCGACCTTAAATACTGAGCTTACAATCAAGTATTCCGATCATACAGCGGAAACCAAAACATTGAGAGCTTGGCTTGAGCAAAGCAAGAATCCACGAGGGCAAAAAATTACTCTGTCAAATGGTAAAAAAGTTGATGCGTTGAGTAAGCAGGTTTATATAGATATCTTAAACGGCGTTTCATTAGATCAATATATCAAAGACGGAAATAAGCAGGATGAAAAGGTAGCTATAAGTGGAGCGATTTTTTATCACGCTGTTCGTCTTTTAGGTCA